AAGATATAGCTAAGAGGTTTAAATACGACTTAGTCGTCTTAGGTATGGGTGCTCTTCGTCATAGATTCTTAAAGGGTGGCGGTATAGATATTTCTTATTTAGATCCATCAAGAGTTATTCACAGCTATACTGAGGATCCAATGTTTAAGGATTGCTACTATTGGGGAGACGTTGAAACAGTGCCTGTATCGGAACTTGTGAAAATAGATCCTGATTTAACCAATGAGGATCTAGCAAAATTAAAGTCATACTCTCAGGCATGGATGAGAGAGTTCCCTACAGAAAGAGATAGACAGAACTCTGAACTTTCAAGCGAGACAGCTACACTCATAAACTTCTCATACAAGACTACCAAGAAGTATGTATACAAGAAAAAGAAGATTTCTGATGATGCTGCTAGAGTTATAAGAAAAGATGACGACTTCAATCCTCCTCAAGAGATGATGGAAGAGAGAGGGTTCGAGAAAGTTGAAAAGAGAATCGAAGTTTGGTATGAAGGGATTATGGTCGCAGGTACTAATTTTATCTTGAAATGGGAACTTCAAGAAAATATGGTTAGACCTAAGTCAGCATCTCAACGTGTGATGTCGAACTATGTTGCTTGCGCTCCTAGATTATACAAGGGGGCTATTGATTCTATCGGGTTAAGGATGATTCCTTTTGCTGACATGTTGCAGTTAAACCACATGAAGTTTCAGCAGGTTTCTAGCAAGATGGTACCTGACGGTGTGTTCATCGATGCAGACGGTATAAATGAGGTAGACCTAGGAACTGGGGCTGCTTATAATCCAGAGGATGCTTTAAGGCTTTACTTCCAAACGGGTAGTGTTATTGGTAGAAGTTATACGCAAGATGGAGACTTTAATAATGCTAGAACACCTATTCAGGAATTAACGAAGTCTAGTGCTGGAGGTAAGATTAATTCTCTTATCGCACAGTTCAATCACTATCTTAACCTCATGAAGGGTGCTATAGGAGCGAATGACTCTATGGACGCCTCTACACCACACAAGGATGCATTAGTTGGTTTACAGAAGATGGCAGCATTATCATCAAATGTAGCTACCAGACATATATTGGAGGGGTCTATATTTATGACCAGAACATTAGCAGAAGGTCTTTCATGTAGAGTATCTGATTTGCTAGAATACTCAGATTATAAAGAGGAATTCATAAATAAGATAGGAAAGCAAAACGTTTCTATACTTGAAGACGTCAAGGACTTGTACCTTTCCGACTTTGGTATATTCATAGAAGTTTCTCCGGACGAGGAGCAGAAGCAAAAGCTAGAGGAGAATATACAAATCGCCTTGAGAGAAGGTGGTATAGACCTTGAGGACGCTATTGATATCCGAGAAATAAACAACATAAAGCTAGCTAACCAGTTACTAAAGGTTAAGAGAAAAAGAAAGCGTGACTATAACCAGCAAATGAAAGAGAAGGAGCAACAGTCTATTGCTCAATCTCAAATGCAGCAACAACAAATGGCTGCTCAGAATGCTGCTCAAAAGATACAGATGGAGGCTCAAGCTAAGATTCAAGTTAAGACCGCTGAAGGTGATAACGAGATAAGAGTTCTAGAGAGGGAGGCTCAACTCAAGTTCGATCTGATGCAGAAAGAGTTCGACTTAAACATTAGATTAAAGTCTATGGATATTCAAGTAAAACAATCATTGGAGGATAAAAAGGAGAAGGCTAAAGACAGAAGACAGCGTGAGCAGGCTACTATGCAGTCAAAGATGGTAAGCCAAAGAAAGTTCGACCTACCTTCTTTAAATTTTGAATCTAACGAAGACTCTCTAGATGGCTTCGATCTAGCGGAATTCGACCCAAGATAGACCGAAAAATAGAATAAATATTATTTTTAACTTTGTAAAAATCAAATCAAATGAAAATTCAAGTAAAAGCTGTAGACTCAGTTAATGAAAAGTCAAAGCAAGAGTTAGAGAGGGAAATTATTGAGGATCACGCTGCTAGTCAAGACGACAACCAAGATAACTCCCAAGATAACGACCAAGGAGGTAACCAAGAAGGTAACCAAGAAGGTAACCAAGAAGGTAATCAAGGAGCAGACGATAATATTGCTCAAGCAGAGATTAACGAAGAATCCGTAATGAGCTTCATTAAGGAGAAGTACGGAAAAGAAATAGAATCGATTGATTCATTATTTGCTAGTGAAGCGTCACCAAGCAATGATATTCCTGAAGACATATCCAAGTTCATTCAGTACAGAAATGAAACTGGAAGAGGGATGGAAGACTATATGAGGTTGAATGAGAACTTTGACGAGATGGATGACAATTCATTGTTGTCTAGGTTTTACGCTGAGACTGAAGATGGTTGGGATCAAGAGGATATTAATGGATACATCGAAGACAACTTCGCTTATGACGAAGATCTAGATGAAGATTCATTGATCAGGAAGAGACAGAGAGACAAGAAGAAAGAAATAGTAAAGGCTAAGAAATACTTCGAAGGTCAGAAGGAGAAATACTATACTCCATTAGAGTCTAATGGATCAAGTGCTCCAAATGATACAGAGTATCTAGCCTTTAAAGAGCAAATGAGTAACGCTAAGACTCAACAAGAGCAGGCAGCTAAAAAAGCTGAATGGTTTAAGAGTAAGACAGACGAGTTATTCAATGATGATTTCAAAGGTTTTGAGTTCAACATTGATGACAAGAAGTTTACCTATCCGATACAAGAGATCGACAAAGTTAGAGAGAGTCAAAAAGACATCAGTAACTTTATATCAAAATTCTTGAATGACGATGGGTTGATGGAAGATACGTCTGGATACCATAGAGCGTTATCAATTGCAATGAACCCAGAAAAATACGCTAAGTTCTTTTACGAGCAAGGTGTTTCAGACACAGTATCCGAATCGGCTGCTGAAGATAAAAACATCACGTTAGGAGCTAGACGTAAACCTGAGACTCAAGTGGTAGGGAAAACAACAATAAGAGCCGTATCAGAGCCATCAGGACGTGGGTTGAAATTTAAAAAATAATAACCTAAAACAAAAAGAAAATGGCAGGATCATTATCGGTTGGAGGAGTAAATCTTCAACCATCATCAGAACAAGTGGCATTGTCCACAAACTACATCACTAACTTTAATTTCTTAGATCAGTATCTTCCTGATACTTACGAGAAAGAATTCGAGCGTTACGGAAACAGATCAGTATCTGGATTCATGAGACAAGTTGGTGCAGAATTACCGTCTACATCAGACCTTATTAAGTGGGCTGAACAAGGACGTTTACACACGAAGTATATTGACGTAAATGCAGATAGTGCAGCAGCAGCCGATACAGCTACATTTACTGTTAATGATACATTAGATCCGGGTACTGGAAGTATCGCTATCAGAGTAGGTCAAACAGTTCATATCTCTGACAACGCAGGGTTAGGATCTAACAAGGCTATCGTCACAGCGGTTAATACAGCAGATGGAGAATTCACTGTGGCATTCTACGAAGCAGCAGGACAAGCTTTTGCTGTAAGCTCTACGTGTACTGTATTCATCTACGGTTCAGAGTTCAATAAAGGTACTAACGGAATGTCAGGGTCATTAGAGGCTGACGACTTAATCCTTGATAATAAGCCAATCATCTTGAAAGATAACTATGAAGTTTCTGGATCAGATATGGCTCAAATCGGATGGGTAGAAGTTACTACTGAGAATGGAGCAACTGGTTACTTATGGTATTTGAAGTCTGAGCATGAGACTCGTATGAGATTCGATGACTACCTAGAGACTGCAATGATTGAAGCTGTACCAGCGGAAGCTGCTTCAGGAGCTTTAGTTACAGCAGGTGTTGATGGATCAGACGGTGTATTCTACTCTGTTAACGACAGAGGTAACGTATGGTCAGGTGGTTATCCAACTACTTTGTCTGACTGGGATACAATTGTAGCTCGATTAGATAAGCAAGGTGCTATCGAAGAGAACGCATTATTCGTAAACAGAGCTTTCGGATTCGCTATCGATGACATGTTGGCTGATCAGTCTACAACTACTGGAGCTTCATTCGGTTTGTTTGACAACGACAAAGACATG